AGTTCTTGGTATCGGAAAAGTAGAGGGTGATGTGGTCGCTGTCGAATCTTTTTCTGAGATTGTTTAGCTCACCCTCAAAGATCTCCAGCACGATCTGGAAGTTGCTGGCAATGGTGATGAGGTCATCACCCCAGTCCAACTCTATCTCTGCTGATTGACATGCTCGATAGGCAAAGAAGTCAGCATCAACCCGAAGGTGGGTATCAGTGACATTCTGCCCACGAAGCTCCTTCTTTTGCTTCTGACGCGAGGGGGACTCGGAGTTTGTAGTATTCCCCCGCCTGGACGATCGACCATTCGAGTTGGAACTTGGCATCATTAACTAGGTGTGGTTGAACAGCAAGCTGTATTTCATCGTGGATCCAGCCAAGCCATTGGTAGTCAATACCCCAACGGTATCCAAGCTGCTCCATCTGTTGGTAAGCAATGGCATTCCAACGCTTACAAACGATGGCGCCTGCTGATTGAAGCAGGTAGTTGAGGGCTGCGTGTTTCTTTCCTTGGAGGCGAATAGGACGACCATCTAACCCCTTGAGAACATCGGATTCTGCTCGTTTGTTGACGGCCTTGAGAAGCTGATCAAGACCAGGAATGGCCTCAAGAAACTTCTTGCGGATGTCTTTGCCAAGCAGAACAGCCTTCTTCTCATCAAGAGATTTATCCAAGGATGCTCCGATCTTGCGATCAGATGCTCCGTAGATAAAGGCGTAGGTTAGGGTCTTGACATCCTTTCTGGAGCAACCAACCCGATCAGCATTCTGTTGATGAATGTCTCCATTAACAACAACATCTGCGAAGGCACCTGCGTCATAAAAAGCAAGGTAGTGGCCAAGCATACGCAGCTCAAGTCCAGAAGCATCAGCACCAACCTGACGCATACCTTTGCCAGGGCCAAACAGCTCGCGGCAACGAGGATCAGAGGAAGTTTGACCAAGGTTAGGACGACTGTGGGCATTCCGTCCTGTGTTCGTGGCCAGTTGGCAGGTATGGTGTATGCGACCATCCTTGGTAACCATCTTAAGCCACGCATTGGCTCCGTCACTGAGTTGACCCAGAGCTTTTTGAAGTTCCAAGATCCGTCCAAATGTATCGGCCTCCATTGTTCCGATGGATTGTAGAATGCCTTCATCGATCTTAGGTCGTCCGGTGTCGGTGAATACCTCAGGCTTCCAACCCCTCCAGGTCATGAAGGCCCAGCCGATGTGATCTCTGCTGGTTGGGTTGAACTCCTTCAGCTTTGTAAATGGTGCGTCCTTGATGTATCCCCGTGTTGCGTTGGGACGCTTAGGAGTCATCTCTCCACCATCCACATAAGGGAAGGTGGCACGCATCTGATCGGCCAGCTGGTCCATTTCTGTTCTGAGAACGGACTCAAGTTGCTGTGCCTTCTTTACATCAAAGGGCCATCCAGAGGTTTCCTGCTTGGCCATGATCGCGGCAACGTCATGCTCAAGTTGAATGGAATCTTCGAACTTGTTCAGCTTATCCGAGAACAACTGAAACAATGTCATACCAACGTGGACATCCTGCTCGCAGTAGTCCTCCATCTCCTTTGACCAGTCGGACCAGTCGGTTGTCTTTGCGAACTGACCTTTGTAATCACCAAGACGGTAGCCCCAAGATTCAAGGGAATGTCTACCAAACAACTTGCTTGGCATTCCAATTGGCTTCTTGCGGAAGTCTCTGGAAAGGATGTCTGGAAAGAACATCCGACTCATGATCAAGGTGTCGTAGATCTGCCCTTTAGGTTCAAAGAATGGATAGAGACTTTGGATCACGGGAATGTCAAACCCAACAATGTTGTGGCCGACAAGTTCGTCCGCGCATTCTAGGATGGTCACCCCGGCAGTTATGGATTCTGCTGACCCACTATCGTTGTACCGGAAGACCTGTCCACTGTCCAGATCCTTAGCAACAATACAGTGAATCTGATCTAGTCCTTGCCGTGGTAGTCCATTTGTTTCAATGTCGAACAGTAGCCTCATGACCACTGTCCCGGCTGTTCGGCATCAAGGGCTGCTTGGGTGTGAGCATCGGGCCTTCCGCACTCGGTACAGAAGTAGCCTTGCGGATATTCCTCAGAGTAGAAAAAGGAATCAGAGCCGCAGGAACAAAGATCATTAGAAGTCAGTGTAGTCATCGGGAACGTTTGGTTTGGACTTGGTCAGTTCAACCACATCGGACTCAACCATCCTACCAGTGTTGCCATCAAAGCTGACGGCTCCAGCTGGACCGGTCTTACCGTTGAATCGATTCTTCAGCACACGAATGTTGGAAGTACTCTCGCCTGCTGATAGATTCCTTTCAAGAGCAATGACCATATCTGACAGCTGCACGATACTGTGACTGCCACGAAGGTGACCTAGGCTGACCTGTGCCCCGTCTTCGTGGCCCTTGTCGTTCTGTGGTCGCTTGAGGTGGCTAATCAGAATCATGCCAATGCCAGTCTCCTCCACAAAGGAGCGGAGCTTGGTCATTGTCAGGTCAATCAGCTTTCTTTCATCGTGTGATTCATTGCCACTCATCAAGATTGAGAGGTGATCAAGGATGATCCACCCAACCTCTTTGGCGAGTGCCATGAATCGACAGTCGGAAAGAATTGCATCAGGGTCCACAGAACCAAAACCATCTCGCAGATAAACCCTACCGGTACCGAGCGAGGCTTCGAATGCCGCCTTGAGATCATCTGTTGGAAGTTCATTGTTGAGGTGAAGTGGACGGTTGGCCTTGACGGACATCAAGCGAAGAGCAGTCCGTTGAAGACTCTCCTCAAGGGCAATATAGCCCACACTCTGGTCCTGGTCAACCAACTTCTGGGCTACCTCTCCACAAAATGTGGATTTACCAACACCCGATCCGGCGGTAACGGTAACCAGCTCGCCTCTACGAAGTCCTCCGGTGATGGAGTTGAGAGCAGAGAAAGGCCAGTCAGCGTCTCGACCATGAAGGGGACGAGTGGCCAGATCGAAAAGTTCACGCCCATCAATGACGGTCTTTGGTGAGAATGGTTTCTTGTTCCACAGCGCCTGTCTGATTGCGTCGTTGTCCTTGGCAATCAGCGCCTCGTTGGCATCCTTGTAGGGGCTGGTTCTGGCAATGAATAGCCGATCGTGTGGAAAGAGACTCGCACAGTCTTGTGCTGCTTGGATTCCAGCGTCATCATTGTCAAACAGGAGGATGATCTCCTCAAACCCCAGAAGCCACTTCAGCTGGTGCTGGAGGGCACGCTTAGCGCCTTGGGCTCCATTTGGGACGGAGACGACGGGCCAGCTGTTGCGAACCTGAAACACACTGAGGCAGTCAAACTCACCCTCGGTAATGACGATGGACTTGCCTTGACCCCATAGCTGTTGACCGAAGAGCGTGTGGTCTTCGTTCTTTCCTACCCACCGAAAATCCTTCTCAACATCACGAGCTTTATACGCGATGAGCTGTCCAGATTGTGAGTAGTAGGGAAACTGAATAACCTTCGAATCCCGATCAAGGCGAACGTTAAATTTGCGGCAGGTTTCTTCAAGGATGTTTCTGGTCCGAAGGGGAACAACGTCCCCGGTGAGTTCCATGATGCGACGATGTGGCTTGTGAACAGTGGTGATGTCGGAGTCAGAGCCAGGGTCCCAGTGACCGCAGGAGAAGCAATACGAATGGCCATCAGTGTAGATACCATTTGCATCGCTACTCCCACAGACTGGACAGGGCTCATGCCTCACGAACTCTGATTCGGAGTCATGCTGTCGAACCATTCGAGGGGAATGTCATGAGAGGGTGCCCACAGAAAGCCATGCTTCTCCGCCCACATAGCGTAGGTGGTCTTGCTGTCCTTCGTGAGCGTATTGTAAGGTGCTTGAAACACCAGACGTATGTCTCGCTCTGGGTGCTGCTTTTTGACGGCAAGCATCTTCCTTCGATCCTCAGGCTTGAAGTAGCCTTTGGCTTCCAGGATGACCCCGTTGGGCAAGATAAAGTCTGGTGTGTATACAGCTGAAACGGTGTAGTTAAGACGCAGTGTCTCATACTCAAACGGTTGCCCATTGAGTTCGAACCACCGGGCCAGCTTCTCTTCAAGTCGGCTCCGGTACTTTGGCATCAGAACGGAAGATCGTCGTCTTCGTAGTTAGCAGGACCTGGGCCTGGGTCTTCGGTGGGTTCAAAAGAAGGGCTATCAGCCTTGAATCCATCCGCTTTGCCAAAGAGAGCTGCCACTTCAGTTTCATCCAGCCCGCCGCTGTCAGAACCTCCAGAGCTAACCAGCTTGAGAATTTGAGCCCCTCGTACCTTGAGGGAACAGCCAACCTTAGTGGCATAAACATAAGGACGAAGATCAATGATCAGTTTGACAACTGTGCCTTTCCAGATCTGAGTGTCAAGATCAATCGGCACGCCATCAGTATCCACCCACGGGAACATAGGGGCAGAAGCATCTCCACCATAGGAGTATTTGACAAGACCCTCGTCGTCCCACTTAGGAAGCTCTTCGGTGTGACGCTTGCCTGACATCTTGTTCTTGGCCACGGCAATGGCCTTGTCATAGGCTGCGTCAAACGTTCCGAGCTGGTCCTGAGGAATGCGAAAGCTGATCGAGCAGTTGTTAAACTTACCCGAGGGCTTGAGGGCGTTGATGTAGCCTTCCAGCGTGGTGGTGATGATGAAACGTCCTTCGGACATAAGTAGGTAGCGGTGGTTTGTTGATGGATGTGGATGATCAGTCTTCATCTTCCGTTAAGGGAAGACCAGCAATCTCAATGCTGTCGATGATGCTCTCCAGATCCTCGGTGGCAAAGCCTTCGTTGACGATGTCGTAGCCAACCTCATAGGCAGCCAGGCAACCATCAATGCTGAAGCCCTTCGATGCCGCAATCACAAAGGCAGCATCACCAAGAAATTCGCCAAGATACTCGAAGAAGGTTTGACCAGGGCAAGACTTGTTCTCTTCAAACTCATCGTAGAGAAAAGAAACAACATGGGGATTGAACCCAGTCAGATCAATTGCCAGATCAATGATCTCTTGAGCAGGTGTGGGCGCGGTCATGTTTAACAAAAGAAGTAAGCAGAGGATTGAACATCATTGATGTCCAATGTGTTTTGCATCACGGACTCATCAAACTCTACCCCAAGAGATTCCGACCACTGTTTAAGGATCGGCTGGGAATAGATCTCAACGAACTTGTCCCGTATTGCAAAGGCCATCTGATCCATGTCGCAGGACCTACCAAGCACACAATCATGGATGACCGTGAATGGTTTGATCCAATCAGCAAAGACCAGATGAAGTAGAGCAGCATCCAGGCTATGAATCAGGTTTGGGCTGGCAGCAGTTCGTGATCTATTAAGATCGACCTGTCTGTCCTCCCATTCCTTGTTAAGCCAGGTCTGCATCCGTTGACCAAGGAGACGTGTCTGAACAGGCTTAAGTTCAATCTTTCGGTATTCCTGAATGACATGAAATCCAGAAGGTGTGGTCCACTCAATGGTGGCATTGCCCTCTTTGATCTTCTGTCCAGCAACCCGTTGAATGAATGTCATGGACGCACACGGACCAGCAAAGACTTGCCTCACTGCGTACCGGTAGACGGCCTTGACGATTGCCTGTAACTCTCCCTTCTCCAGCTCCACCCCCTTGAGTTCCTGCCTGATGTAGTCCCGTGCGCTGCCCTCAGTGACCCCATACGGTGTGGTCATGACGGTTCGCTTGGTCACCTTACGGTTCATCAGGTGGTGGAGATGTTCTGGAAGTACATCCTTGGCCTTCTCAGCAACGATGGCATATCCATCAGACGGTTTATTTGTGGGAACCACATTGACCATCTGAGCAGCAGTCTTATCAAGTGCAAGAGCCGATAGATGTTGAAGACCAGAGCAGGTGGCATCAACAGACACAGGAAGACCAGATGTCTGTTTCTCCTTTGTGATTACACATTGATGATACTCAATGGTAGCAGCCAAGAAGCACCAGGGCTCCTCAACCTTTGACCACTCAGGAATTGTTCCCTCTGGATCCTCAGCGATTCTGCTGATTAACTCATGGTTAGACCGAGTCCATTGGATTCGATCGTCCATCGTTGCTTTGTCCAGTCCATAGGTAGTAGCAACCTGAAAGGCTAACCACCACTCATTAACAGGACCCTCCTCATTGAAATAGATGAGGCTCTTGTCGAAGTCAGTTCCCT